TGGTACTGGAGATTTAGTTGGTATTGCTGGAGATTTAATATCTACATTTAGTCCAATGAAAAATACTTTAGAAAATAGAGCAGGAGATACACCTAATATAAATGCTTATAAAGATTTTGGTAAAGATGCATTAGAAGCCAATTTAGCTGCTATGGAAATGAGTGCTGGTCAAAAAGCAGAATCATTAAGAAAAATAACAGCAAGTGCTAATGGTGCTAAAAGAATTGGTAGAAATTCAGCAAGAGGTATTAACCAAATGAGAGCATTAGATTTAGCAACTGATATAAATGCTAATGAAGCAAATCAAGGTGCTGTTGATAGTTTTCAAAGAACAATGCAAGAATTACTTGGACAAAAAGCTGGTTTAGAAAACCAACAAGACCAAGCTGTAATGAGTGGAGAACAAGAAAGAGATTTGAATGATAGAAAAGATAGAGATAATTTTTATACTCAATTAGGTAAAGATAAATCTACTATGGGAGAAGGAGTTCAAAATATTGGTAAAGATTTGAATGCTATGAAGCAAAATAAAATGATGACAAATGTTATCAATCAATTATCTAAATATGGATTAGCTTTTGATGAAAAAGGTAATCTAATTGAAAAACCTAAAACAACATAAGAAATGGGAAGATTTTATCAAACATCAGATGCCAAATTTGTAGATGACAAAATGTTTGAAGCACCACATCAATTGATGGCACAGGTACTTCAAAATAAAGATAAGGAAATTGATACAGAAATTACTTCTGCAACTGCTTATTTGGATAAACTTAAAGCTGATGTATTAACTCAAGATAGTCCTGAATTACAGCAAGAAATAAAAAATTATGAAGCTAAAATTACAGGTATTGTAGATAATATAAAATCTAATCCTTTAGAATATAATAAATACAGTTCAGATATAATGCATTTAGGTAGAGATATAAATGCTAATTGGACTACTGGTAAAATTGGAACAATGCAACAATATAAAAAAAATGTTGTTGCTGAATATGATAAATTAGATGAATTAGCAAAGAAAGACCCTTCTAAATATGATGCTGCTTACATAGCTGCTGAAAAAGCTAATATACTTGCTAAATATCAAGGTATTAATTGGAATGCTGATATGAATAAAGCAGGTGCATCACCTGATATTCAAAATGCTTATTATGCTGCTGATTTTGATGATAAGTTTTTACAACACATGAAAGCAAGTGGTTATTCTGTAGAAAAAGATACAAGAGGAGGAAATGGTTATATTTATAGACATAAAGAAGGTGGTAAACAATTAACTAAAGAAGAAATAGCTAATGCTATGTATTCTCAATTAACAGCAGATAATGATTATCAACAAGCTGTTGAAAGAAGAAAACAATTAGGTATTAGTGGTTATGAAAATGCAGATTTGAGTAAAGCCTATGTTTATGAGAAAAATGAAAAAGGTATTCCTCAATTTAAAGGATTTAATACTGACCATTATGGTAAAATGATAAATGCTGCTGCTCAAACTTATTCACATAAAGAAACAGAAGTATCAGATACTATTCATAATGATGAAGGATATTGGAAAACTTGGGATAGAGCTAATAAATTAGCTGATGATGCTAAAGAAGAAGCTGAAAATGTAAATACAAGTTATGAATCTGTATATCAAGTAGGTACTAACTCTTCATCTAATTTTCAAAAAACTCTTACTCAAACTAACCAAAATCTTGGTGCTATTCAAGATAATATTAATACTCAAATTAAAAACTTAAAAGTTAAGCCTGGTAGTGATATGGAAAAACTTATCAAAAAAGGTAATGTTCAAGCTATGGTTGCTGCTGGTATGTCAGAAGCAAGTGCTATAGAATTATCTTCTCAATATAAGTCAGAATTAACTAAAAAGAATCTATTAAATGCTCAAGCTCAGGGATTTATAGAATATGCTAAAAAGACAGGAAGAAAATTTGATACTACTAAAAATGGTTGGTTAAATGACCCTAATGCTCAAAAAGCATATAATGAATATTTGACTGTAAATGGCACTAAAGAAAAAAACAATATTAAAGAAAATTTAGTAACTTTAAATGGTATAGGTTTAAATAAAAATACAATAACAGAATTGAAAGGTGTTATAGAACAAAGATTTGATGATGTTGCATTTAATATAGACCAAACAGTAAAAGGTTCTCAATTAAAATTTGAAGATAAAAATGGTAATGAAATAGTTTATGTTGCTGCAAATGATAAAAGAGCAGGTAAAACTGAAAAAGTCAAAGCAGGAATAAAACCTGCTGTTGAAACAGGTTACTTTGATTTCAAATTAGATAAACCAGCAGAACAATTATATAAAACAAGAATTTATAAAGTTGCTCCTGGAGGTAAATTGTCTGTATCTCAATTAATTAGTGAAGGTGGTATAGAACAAAGAACTAATAAAGAAGGTAAAAAAATATATATCACAAGACAAAATGGTAAAGAAGTTGGTTTACAAGTAGATGAAAAAACAGTTGGTTTAGATATGGCATTGGATAATGCTGGTCAAAGTAATTTAGGTATGAGTGTACAGATTGGAGATTATAGATTACCAGCATTGGTTTCTACTAATCAAATCAGTACACCAAGTATAGATAATTTTGTTTCTAAAAATAGACCAGAAATGGAATGGAGAAAAACAATGAATCAGACTAATATTAAAACATTAGGTAGAAGAACTGTACCAGCTATGAATGGAGAATCTTATGAAACAGACCATGGAAAAGCATATATTATTCATAAAGATGGGAGTAGAACACAATTACTTAAATCAGAAGAAATAGATAAAGTACATCAAATTATTTATTCTGAACAAAATTAATCTTATATTTGTAAAAAAATAAATTTATATGTTACCACCTAAAAGAAAGAGTGCAAGTTTAGATTTTTTAAACCAAAGTATAGAAAATAAAAAGAAAACATTTTCTTCACAAGTAGTTAATAATCAGCAAAATAATACTGCTAATGTATCACAAGAAGAGCTTACCTCTCAAGATATGAGTTTAGGTAATGTATCTGCTGGTACATTGGATATGATGTATAAATCTTCTACTGAAAGAGAAACAGAAGATTTTTTCAATTCTAAAGCTAAAAAAGAAGCTGAAAAATTAGCTAAAGCTAAAACTCTTGATGATAATGGTGTTCTTGCTGAATTAAAAAATAAGGTAGGAGAAGAAAAAGCTATTGAATTTTTAGATATTGATGAAAAAATAAAAGAAAAAAGAAAGAAAAGTATTGATTTCATTGATGATAATGGAGTTAATATTTTTGCTCCTATTTATAAATTACATGATTATTTTGCTGATGATGAAAATAAATGGGGTAAAACAGCTAAAGAAGAAAAAGAATACAATGATTTAATTACATACAGAGATAATAAAATTATGCCTGTAATGAATGAAGTTAAAGAAAGTTTTAAAAATAGATTTAAAGAAATTGAAGAGAAAGCTAAAAAATATAGAGATGCTAAATTAAAAGATGATGCACAAATAGTATATCATAAAGATGGTAGTGTTGGTCCAAAAGCATCTGTTCCAGATAGACTTACTGGTTATCAAAAAAATACATCAGAAGATAATTATACTCCATATCAAGAAGAGGTAAATTATAATATTGCTAAAAAAAATTATGAAGAAGTAATAGAAACTTTAGAAGATTATACTACTGGTAATACAGGATTTTGGTCAGGATTTGGTACACAAAGTAAAGACTTAAAATCATTAGGGTTATATAGTATAGCTAAAGATATTAAGAGTATTCCTATTATTGAAAAACAAAATAGGATAATAAATGAAGTAACAAAGAATACAGATAAAAATGGTAATGTAAAAAAAGGTTATGTTCCTTCTGAAACACTTACTGATAGTGAACAAGCTGTTATAGAATCTATTGCTAAAAAACAAAATATTGAAGCAAGAGATTTAATGCATGATAATAGATTATACAGAACAGGTAAAGGTGTTGCTACATCTGCTGTTATGATGGAGCAAATGATAGCTACTGCACCAATAGGAGGTCCTATAGAAACTGCTGTGGGTAAATTTGTTGCAAGAGATGCTATAGGATTAACTCTTAATACTGCTTTACAACAAGGTGGTAAGAAACTTGCTTTAAAAATGATAGGTGGAGAATTAGCAGGAGGAACAGCAAGTTTAGCTGTACAAGGACTTGTTAATCCTATGACTTATGGTGGTTATGCAAAAGACCAAATTGGTAATGTAGAAATATCACATGATGAAAATGGTAAAGAAATTTATCTAACAAGTCAAGCAATCTATAACAAATATAAAAAAGACTTTAGTTTAAAGAATGTTCAAATAGATAGTCAAATAAACAAATTATCTAAAAATAAAACAGAAGAAAATTTAGCTAAAATAGAAGAATTGCAAGGAATGAAAGATTCTTTAGCTGATGAATTATCTTTAATACAACCACATAGTAAATTTGAATCAGCTTTGTTTGGTTATTCAGAATATTTAAAAGAAGCATTTGCTGAAAGATTTGTTGGAGAAGCACTTGGACCATTAGGTAAATTAGCTAAATCTGAATCTACTATGTTAGGTAGAGGTTTAACTAAATTATCTGAAAGTAAGATAGGAAAAGGTTTATCAGTAATAAATGATAAATTTGTAAAGGGTAGAAATGCTATGAATAATTTAGCATTAGGTAAAATATCTACTCAAGCTATTGCTCATACAGGACAAATGAATATGTTAGATTCATTACCTGGAGAAGTATTAGAAGAAGTATTTACTGCTTTAGTACCTACTTATGGTCAAGATTATGGTAAACAATTAGAACAATTAAGTGATTCAGAATTTTATGAAGATGTTATAGCTCAAACTCTTATAATGAATGGAGCTATGGGTAGTGTTGGTATGGGAATGAGAGCCAACAATTTCAGATTAGATAAAAAAGCAATTAGTAAAATTTATAGAGATATTGATGCTTCTACAACAGATGAAGATTTAGCTACTCATATTAATATGAATACCTCTGGTAGTTTATATAGTCCATTGGAATATGATGCTATGATAACTAAATTAAGAGATAATGGTAAAATTGAACAAGCTAATAAATTAGAAAAAACAAAATTTGAAAGATTAGCTGCTCATGCTATAAGAACAGGAACAATAACTAATTTCCAAGAAACATTGGATAAAGTGTTATTAAAACCTGATACTGAAATATCTGCTGAAACTAAATTAAATATACAACTTGCTAAAAAGAGAATAGATGAACTAAAACAAGTTTATGATGCACATTCAGAGAAACAAAATTTTGGAACAATATTCAATTTAGCTGAAAAAAAATTAGCAAATAAACAAACTATTGAAGAATTAGATAAACATATTGTTGAAAATAAACAAAATGCTAAAGAAGAGATAGATGCTTTTATAACAAGAGAAGGTATCAAAATAGATTATTCTATTGATACTTTATTAGATAGACAATTTGAAAATGAAGAAGACCAACAAAAATATAATTCTTTTTTAGACAAATTAGAAAAAGAAAATCTATTAGCTGTAGAAAATCATAAGAATGCTACAATGTTAAAAGATACTTTGAATAGTAATCAAAGTATATTATTAAAAAATTATAATGACCAAGTTCATCCTCTATATCAAAAGAAAATGGAGGAGAAAAAAGCTATTTTACAAGATTATAATTCTATTGTAGAACAAATAAAACAAGAAGGTTCTGAAAATGCAGAATTTAATTATCAAAATGAATTACAAGAAACTCCTGTTTTAATTGAAAGTATAGTTGAAAAACTTAAACAAAAAGATATTACTGGAGAAAATAAAGATTTTATTAATGATTTAAAAGAACAAAAATTACAAGAACTTAAAGTAAAGCAAGAACAAGTTCATAAAGAAAAAATAGCTAAATCTATAAAAGACTTGTTAGCTCAAAGACAAGAGAAAATAGATGCTGGAGAAGTTGTTCCTGAAAATGAGCCATATATTACAATTGTAGATGAAGATGCTAAAGAAGAACATACTTCTTCTGTTGCTGGTAATTTACAAACTATGGAAACTGTTTTTTCATTAGATGATAATTCCACAACTATAAACAATGACCCTGTATTTATCGCAGATGATTTCAATGATATGATTGGAAATACATCATCTTTTACACCTCAACAGAGTAGTGTTGCTAAAAAAATTGTATTAGAAGATGTTAATAAAGTTAAAAATCTATTGAATAGAAATATTAGCTTTAGAGAATATATGTCTCATTTAGATGAAATTGTAAATAACAAAGAACAATTAAAGAAATTATTTGATGGTTATGTAGAAGGTTGGAAACAAAACAATTTTGAAGCAGATGACTATAATCAAGTTTATATGGATTTATTTAATCCTTTAGCTTCATTGGGTACTAATGCTTCATTGATGGCTCAAATGTTTGAACAACAAGTTCCTATTGAAGAAGCTAATACATTTGTAGAATTAGAAGAAAAAGTAGAAGAAATAAAAAAAGAAGTTGCTCAAAGAGAGGTTACTACTGTTGGTTATGATGAAGAAAATATTCCTATTCAAAAAACAGCAGTAAATGAAATTGAATCTAAAAGAACTTTGACAATTACTCCTAAATTAGGATTCTCTTCTATTGCTTATGTTGAAGTAATTGAAAATGGTATATTAGTTAGAAAAACAATAGGTAATGAATTAAATCATAAGTTTGGAGATTTAATTGATTTTAGAGAATTATTACATCCTGATATGCATCCTTCTGGAAGTAAATTAGGAGTAAAAATTGCTCCTGAATCTTTATGGTCTCAAATTACTGTTTCTGATGGTAGAAATGCACAAGGAGCAGCTCAAACAACTACTTTTGATAAATGGTTATCTGAAAAAGAAAAACAAAATCCTAATTTCAGAAACACACAAGAATTTATGAATAAAGTTCCTGTGTTCTATACTAATAGTGCAGGTAAAGAATTAGCTTATGTTCAAGATACTGATTGGTATAATACATTCAATATAGGTAATCCTTTTGGAGATTCAAGTAATCCTAACTTACCTACTCAAGAATGGATAAATCATATTAATGAAGGTAAATTAAATGCTCAAAATTTAAGAAATAGTATAGCTAATGGTTTAACAGAAGTTACAATAAATAAACCTTCTGATGGTATATTTTATGAAATACCTATGACAGAACCAAAAATTACACTAAATGAAGCTAATCCTCAAACAATTGTAACAGTACAAATTGGAGAGGACTTATATATGGGTAATCAAATTTTTAATGCTGGAAAACTCTTAAATAAAGATAAATCTGGTAATGAAGGAAAATTTGATTTTAATAGTGTAGGTCATACTTGGGAAGTAAGAAGAATAGGTACAACATTAAATGATAAAGGAGAAATAGTACCAACATATAGAGCTTATCCTGTAGGAAGAGTTGTTTCTAATGAACAAATAGAAACAGCAAGATTTGCTATGGCTGCTCATTTAGCTCTTAAAAAAGATGCAAGTTGGACAAGACACTTGAAAGGTACTATATATGAAATGACTTATGAGAAAGCTAAATCTATTCAAAAAGATGTGCATACTCAAATGGGTCTTGATATTGAAAATGGAAATGAAATAGTTCAATTTATAAAAACTTATTTTCAAGACAATATTGCTGGAGATAATTTAGGTCAATACAAAAAAGGTTTGTTTGATGAAAATGTTATGAATAATGTTTCACAGCATACAAATAACAAACTTTTGAATAACAGAAATGTAAAAAGTATAGTTCATATTACAAGAGAAGGAGTTACTCCTTTAAATCAAACTTATGACAATTATTTAAAAAATAATTTACTTACTAATATCAAATCTTTTAATATTGATGATACTGGAAAAAATCCTACTTATGTTACTATGATACAACCAATTATCACAGTAGATTACAAGGAAGTGGAGAAACCAGCAACTAAAAATATTGAAGCAAGACAAGAAGCTGCTGCTACTGTAGTAGAGCAACTTAAAACATCTGTACCATTCAATTTAGAAAAACATACTGAATTTTTAAATGATTTGGGTATTGACCCTAATGATTTTGATGAAAGTAATGATATGATTGCTAATACAGATAAGTTAGCTAACATTTTCAATGTTAGTGGAGATTTATCTATAACTCAAGAAAAAAATGTAAGACAGTTTATATATCATAAAATTGGTAATAAAGTAAGTTTTGGTTATAAAAATAAAATATCAAAAGAAGCTATTCAAAATGATATTAAATCAGAATTGAATTTACATCTTAATAAGATAGAAAAACAAGTATTATCAATGTTATCTGAAATTAAAAATCAAGATAACACTAATGGTGCTTTAAATCATTATATTGAAGCATATAATCAAACTTTAAAAAATATTAAAGATATTAAAAATAATTATGAAACAATATATAACAAAGCATTTGCTGATATTCAAAAACAAACTCAACTTACTTTAAATGAAAAAGAAGAAAGTGATATTGAACAAGATGATGTAGAATTAAGTGTTAAAGATTATAGTAAAGATTCTATTGAAGAATCAGGTAAAGCTAAAGCATCTTATAGATTAAGAAGATTTTTATCTGAAATTCCTGTATTTGATAGCAAAGGTGTAGCACAAAAAGGTTATTTAGGTATTCCTTTATATATGTCATTTAATGATGTATATAATGAATTAAGTAAAGTTTTAGCTCTTGGTTCAGAAGTTAAATCTGATTACAATACTATCATAGCTAAAATGAAACAAAGTAATAATGCTTTTGTAAAAAGTGTTTTAGCTAAATTAGAAAATGCTGACCAACAAATTAAAAACGAATTAGTTTATAATTTTGTCAGACATACTTTGTCTTCTAAATTTGCCATGTATGAAAACACTAAAAACAATGGTGTATCATTAAAAATCTATAATACTAATGCAAATGAAGCTACAAGAATTATAGCTAAAAATTGGAAGAATGAAAATAAATCATCAGGTTTATATAACAAAAACCAATCTTTAAATGTACAATATGCTCAATCATTATTAGATGAATTTAATAAATGGGATAGACAAGATTATAGAAAAGTTCCTGAAAATGATTTGAGGAAATGGTTATCTAAAATAGGTTATACTTTTGAAGATACCTCTTGGAATCAAATTTATAATGAAGGTATTTTTAATGCTGGAAAACAAAATTCTTTCAATGTATTATATAGTCAAAATGCTGGTGGTTTATTTATTCCATTAAAAAATTGGTTAGAAAAAGCAATAGTTAATCCTGCTGATTTTAGTTTTGATAGTAAAGAAAGTGTATTTAATGATTTAGCTGGTGTTACAAAAGCATTAAGTTTAATAGAAGCAAAATATAACCCAACTCTAATAACTCTTTCTTTTAGAGATTCTGGTAAAAACATATCCACTTTAGTTCCTACTAAATATGTAACTGATATGGTTCAGAATCTTAAAAGAAGTATATCAGAAGATGGAAACAATTTAGTTGATGATTTACTATCATTATCACTATCTGAAAATTCTATAATTTTAGATATGTTGAAAAATGAACCTACTTTTAAAAGTATGTTTGAAATTTCACATACTTCTATTACAGCATTTAAAGAAAAAGGAGAACAACCATACAGAGCAAGTATTACTGATTTAAGTGATATTGATTATGATATGGCTGGTATTACTGGTTTTCAAGATAGAAAGATTGATAAATTACCAAAAGGAACTAAATTTGAAGGTATATCAATGAGAATGGCTAATATGTTATTTCCTACTATGTCAGATAAAACTACTGGTATGTATATGACAACTGCTATTTTTGATTTCTTAAAAGATGGTAAAATAGATGGTATGTTTAATTTGACAGAAGAAGGTGTAGTACAAGGTATTGGACCAACTGTTAAAACTCTATTGTTTAATCAATTGGTGTTACCAGAACTAAAAAGAATAATTAAATTTCATACAGAAGTTAAAGCAACAAATATTAAAGATTATGATAAAGGAGCAACTCTTTTTCATTTCTTACCTATAATGAATACTTTAAAAGATGAAGATGGTTTAAATATTGTAAATAAGTTAGCATTAACAGGTATTACAATAGATGAAGCTATTGAAAAATATCAATCTACTTTTGAAGATGCTATTGAAGGTGTAATAAAAAAAGAAGTAGAACATAAAAAAGGTATGTGGAGTAATTATTTAGAAGTAAATAAAGAAGGAAATTCATACTCTAAAATGTTTGATAATAATTATTTTAAAGAAGAAGGTAAAAATCCTTCAACTGATTATGATTTAGCTGTTTATGATTTTGTATTAAATAATATGATTACTAATTCAGAAGTATTCAAAGTATTTGCTGGAGATATTGCTAATTATAGTAAAGATAAATTATACAAAGAAGAAGGTAAATCAGTTAATCCTTTTGATATAAAAGATGATAAAACTTATGTTTCTATTAATAAAGAAATTGGTGTAAATCTTGGTAAAAGGTTAGCACTACTTATTGCTCCTGGTAGTAAAATTGCTAATTCTTATGGAGAAAAATATAATCAAATATTTCTTGAAGATTCTATAGATATTAGTGAAAATTCAGAATACTTAATTAAAAATTACTATGGTAAAAAAGGATTAGATGAAGCTCAACCTTTATTAGATAAATATAAAAAAGCTGCTGAAATATTAAATAAACATGAACAAGGTATTTTAAGTTTAAATTCTGTTAGATATAATGCTATCAATAAAACATTATCTGATATTAGAAAATCTTTAGCTAATAAATTTCCAGCTATAGATGCTTACTTTGATATTGAATCTACTGATGCTCAAGAGTATTCAACAGCAACAGAGCATATATCTATTTTACATAGAATAGGTAGAATTTCTGATGAAGAATTTAAAGTAATAACTAATAAATTATTAACAGAAGGAGAAAAAGGTTATTTAACTAAAGAAGAATTAAAATTAGTATTTCAACCAATTAAACCTGTTCACACAGGAACATATACTAATATAAATCAAGATGTTAATAGAGTAGTTTATATTAAATCTTCTGCATTTCCTTTGATACCACAATTAACTGCTGGTACAAAATTAGATGCTTTAAGATTAAAAATGGAAGAGTTGGAAACTAATACAGGTAGATTCACAAGAGCTTCTTTTCAAACAGCTAACAAAGTAGGTGCTACAATAAAAACAGTAAAGCCATTTGATACAAATTCATTATCAACTATAAAAAATTATAATGCTGATGATATAAATACTAATATGTTAGTATTGAACAGAGATAATTTTAGAATACAACAAGATGTACCTTTTAAATCTGATAAACATCAAGATGATAAAGTTTCTATGGGTACACAGTTTTTTAAATTATTATTTGGTGATGGTGTAATTGATAAAGAAGGATTTACTATTGATGGTAAAGAACTTACTGGTAAAGAATTATATCAACATTTTAATAAAGCATTTAGTGATATTGTAGATAGTAAAAAACAAGAATTATTTTTAGATTTAGGTTTAGATACAAATGGTCAAATTAAAAATGAACAAAACTTTGTAAAAAACTTACAAGATTTATTAATAAAAGAAGCTACTTCAAGAGGTTATAGTGTAAAATCATTAGCAGGATTAAAGATTGAAAAATTAGCTGCTGCTGCTGGATTCTATTATGAATTTAAAACTCCTTTATGGTTATCTTCTGATAGTAATAGATATGAATCACTATTAAATTCAATTATCACTAACAAAATTATGAAGCATAAAATGCCTGGTAATGGTTTTGTTGCTGGTTCTGAAAGTGGTTTTAGAATGAAAGAAAATCTTGAAGGTGTAGATAAATCAAGAATAATTTATTTAGATTCATATAATGGTAAAGAATTACAAGGAACTCATACTTCAACAGATGAAAATGGAATAGTATTTCATAAAGCTCAAGTATTTATTCCTTCTAAATTTAAAAATGATAAAAAAGAACTTATTGATTTATTTGAAGGATTTAATGGTAAAGAAGGAAAGTATTTAACAAGAAGAGAAAATGGTACATTAACTTTGAAAGAAGGTATGATAGACCCTGCTTTATTCAATAACTTCAGTTTTAGAACTCCTACTTCATCTCATAAATCAGGTTCATCTATTGAAATTGCTGGTATATTACCTCCAGAAGTAGGGGATTTAATGATAGTACCTAAAAACTTTACTAAACAAAAAGGTCTTGATTATGATATTGATAAAGAATCTGCTTATCAATTAAATCATATTATGACTAATGATGGTAAAATTAAAGTATTAGAAAACTCTGATATAGAAGATATTACAAGAAGTTTAACTAATAAAATAGAAGAATTTAATCTTGAAAATACAAGTGCTTCTGCAAAAAGTAATTTTGCTAATGAATTATTTAGAAGTTTCATAGCAGGTAAAGGAAGTTTATTAGATGAAGAATCTTTAGAAACTTTATTATTACCTCAAGTTGATATTGTTGAAAAAATAAATAGATTAGAATTACAATTAAAAAGAAAATTAGCTGAAAATGAATTTATTAAATCTCATTTGGCTATATTCAATAATCCTAATTTAGATATTCAAAACAAAATCAATAGTGTTTTATCTATTGATTTTGCAAAAAGTCAAGCTGAACAGTTAGAAAAATTAAATGAAGCTGGTTACAGAAACAAGATGATTGCTGAATATATGGCTAAAGATGCTACATTATCTGATTTAAAAGCTAATGAGATGTATGAAGCTGACCAATTGAATTTTACAATGCTTACAAATTCTTACCAAAAAAGTAAAATGAATTTAGGAGCTATTGGTAAAGTTGCTATTGGAGTATATGCTAATTATAGTACATTTAATGCTTTACTTCAACAACATCAAGGAGAAGATATTTATATTCAAGATGATTTAGGTAATCCAAAAACTATTCAAATTGGTCATTTTATTAGTGATGGGAAACTTGGTGCTATACAACATATAGAACCAACAGGTTTGTCTGAATCTAAATTAAAAGAATGGAGAGAAAAACACCAAAGAAATATTTCAGAAGCATTTGATGAAAAAATTAATACTGGTACTGATAATGAAAAAGAGCAAGTTCTTGGTAGAGTTGGTGTAGATGAATTTACTATCAATGTAGATGCTAATACAGCATTGAGAGGATTTGGTAAAGATGAAAATGGTAATTCTATTTCTTATTTATTATTATCTCAACCAATTATTAAAGAATTAAATCAAAGAAGAAAAGAAAGTAAAGGAGTATTAGGAGAATTTATAAATGATAAAAAATTAATCAATGATTTAATTGAATCTTATGGTGCAAATTCAGAATTTGTTTTTGAATTAGGTACTGGAATGGTTAGTGAAGGAACAGATAAAAATCAAGGAGCATTAGGGAAAACTTCTGATACAAGTGCTTTAACAGGTACAAAAATGTTAGAAGGAATAGAAAACAATGGTAAAGATAGAGCAATGCAATTACTTGCTTTAGATGTATATTTAACATTAGAAGAAGAAGCTAAAAAAGTTGCTAAAGTTCAAAAAGTTATTAATACTAATACTCTTGGTAAATCTATGATTGAATCACAATTAAAATATGAAGGTTTGAAAAAACTTCCTGATAATGGAGTTATTACAAATGCTCATTTATTAATTGGAGATTATTCTGATACATCTGAAAATCAAAGTGGTGGTTATATGATTGGAAACTATTATGTTACACCAAGAACACCACAAGGACAAATTGTAATCAATGGTTTACATTTAGGTAATACTTTATATAGAGATTTCTTTCCATATCAAGATAAGTCAATAAATGATGTTGTGAAAGAGATATTGAAAATTCAAGGTAAAGAAGAAAATATTTCTGATAATGCTATAATTGAAAATTTTGAAGAAATTGTTGAAAACATTAAGAAATTAATTTATTCAAGAAAAGGAAATAATGTATTTAACATTGACCCAAAAGCTAAAAGATATGAATTGTTTATTGATGATGAAAATAATACTTCTTTATCTACTTACTTAAAAGATTTATCTAAAAATGATGATAAACAATTTAAGAAAGGAATAAAAGAAATGTCTCAAAATGCTTTATTAAAAAGTTTTCAATATGAAACAGGATTAGGAGAAGATGAATTATCATTAATCAAATATAATAATACAGCTACTGATAATTTAGATGAAGAGAATTTGTATAATGCTATTCCTGAATTGGTTATGGCTAATAAACAATTACCTTTCAGAAATGGACAACCTTATTCTACAGCAGATTTGGCAGAAGATTTAGTAGCTTATTCTTTCTTACAAGGAGGTATTCAAAAAGCAACTGAATTTGCAAAATTTGTTCCTATTGAAATGCTTGAAAGTATGGGTCAATATCAAGGAGATGTGTTTATGGCAGCAAATCAAAAATTGCAAATGTTTAATACTAAACATAACAGTTCTATTAATCTATTTGGTAAAGTGTTAGGTATCAAAGAAGATAGTATGAGTACATTTACTAAACAATATTTCCAACATAACCCAAGTAAAGCTCCAAAAGCTAATTTCAAGAATGTTAAAAATAAAAAACAAAATAGTTTTGAGTACAATGTAGAAGATAAAAAATATCCAGCTTTATTATCTGTAAAAGATAATAAAAGAAATATGCCTGTATCAGTTTCTTTATTTGAACATATAGGTAATGGTTTATATCAAAAAATTGATACATTGGGTAATATGGGAGTTAGTGAATATGAATTTGGTAATGATAATGTTTCTTCTATCAAGAATTTGAAAAAAAATGTAACACCTAATATTGCAACAGATGATAATATAGCTAATGTAAGCAAAAAAACATTTAAAGTTGATGAAAATACTTCTGTAAAAGATTTATTGAATCAGGTGGCAAATACTGAATTATCAGCAGAATATTCTCATATAACAGAAGCTGCTAAATGGTTATTACCTATAATTGGAAATGATAAATTAGTATTAGATTATAATTTAGATGCAGCAGGAAGAACAACAAAAAATAGTAAAGATGTTACTTTAAATCCTACTCATACATTAAATGTATCAGATGATAAAGCAGCTATGACTTTATTACATGAAGTTATTCATACTGTTACAGTTAAAGAATTAAGTAATTATTTTGATGAAGCAGGAAATGTAAAAGCTGATGCTCCTAAACATGTTACTAATCTTGTAATAGTATTTAATGAATTTAAAAAATTGTTACAACCAGAAATAACAGCATTAATAGAGAAAAAAGCTCTTATAGATAATGCTAAAAAAACTGGTCAAACATTACCTTCTAATACTGAATATACTGAAAGAGAATTAGGTTTAATCTATGCTGGTACTAACATTAAAGAATTTATTACAGTTGCTTTAACATCTCCAATGTTTCAAGAAGAGATGAATAAAATACAATATAAAGCTACTGATAAATCTTTATGGGCAAAATTATCTGATGCTATTTTAAATTTATTAAATAGTGTTTATCCAGGATTGATTAATAATAGTGTAGCTAAAGAATCTATTATGGCTTCAATGCAATTTATTAGAATGGAAAATAATTTTAGAGAAATTGAAAGTGTAGAAAATATACCTAATGATGTATTTATGGAAATGGAAAAAACTCAAGCACAAAGTATTCAGTATGCTCCATTATCTGATAAAAATCAAGTTCAGTTTACTATAGGAGATAATGGTTTTGCTGAAAATGATATGATTGAAAATAATTTCCCTATCTTTGACCAAAATAAAAAAGAAGACCCATTTAATTGTAAATAAAAGATTATGAGTTGTAATCCATTAAATAATGTAAAACAAGACCTTGTAGATAAAGGTCTTGTTTCAAAGGAAAAAAGCTATCTGGTAGATGAAAAGAACTACACAGAGGTTGAACAATTAATTAAAGACTATAATGAATTAGCTAAAGAAAAATATGGTTTTACAGATGAATTGATGACTTTGAATCATGTGAAAACACCTGATGCAAAAAATGGTCATATAACAAATTTTCATATAAAATACAATGCTGAAAATTTTCAAAAATTTGAAAAAGTTTTAAATGATTATAATGAAGCAAGAACAAAAGCTGAAAAAGATTTAAGAAATGAAGGTAGAAAAATTCAAAATTTAGATGATGAATTAAATGATTTAGCTCCAACATTTACAGAAGATGATTTTGAAGATATGCCAAGTAACAGTACAAATACTCCTGTATCAAAAACTGTTATACAACCTAATTATAATGATGTTCTTGAACACAAAAGAAAATTACTTATTAATGTTGATAAGACTATTACCAGATTATATAATGATAAAAGATTACATGATTCAGTTGAAATAACTAAAAAATTAGCTAAATTCAATTTAATCAAAGATTCTTTAGAAAAAGATATTAAAGATTTTAATAGTAACATTGATAAAGTTTCATTAATCAGAGATTTCTTTGAGAAAGATATTCAGACCATAAATGAACTATTAGCAAATCCTACATTAGATAATGTATTTTTAGCAAAAACTATGTTTGATTATTTAGAAAAAACTAAAAAATCGGAAGCAAAAGATACTGATGTTTTTGCATTAAATAGCAAACAAGAGTTTGAAAAAGAAGTACAAGATATAATTGATTATATAGAAACACATTTAGAGAAAACTAAAAACAATATTGATGAAACAGTAGATAATATATTCTTACAATTATTAGAAAAGAATGAAGATAATTTATCTAAATTATATCCTGGTTTAACTTTGGAAGAAATTAAAGAGGAATTATTAAATAAATTACAAGATATAAACAAAGTTGAATCTTATTTCTTTACTCAAGGTACTAATTTATTATCAGAAAATAATATTATTGACCAATTGATTACATTAGAATATAAGAGAGAAAAACAAACTCAAAATAATAAAATTCAACCTATTATTGAAAGTATTAATAATGGTCTTCCTGCTATTGAAGAAGAATTAAAAAGACAAGGTAAATTCTTTACATTTAGAAAAAAAACAGTATTTGATTACAACTGGTTATATAGAAAAGATAAAATTGCTGAACCAGAGCTAATTAGTAAGTTTTCAAAAACTTATGAGAATACTATACATAATCTTCAAAAAAAATATCAAGAAGATTTGTATCAAGCAAGAAGTCAAAAAGATTGGGCAGAAGTAGAAAGATTATTAAAAAATAAATTCAATGATTTGAATGATAAGGTAGAATTTCTAAACTTTACTTTATTACATGATATTTTTGATGACCCTATTTATGATAGTTTTAAAAGAGGAACAACTCAAGAAGCTGATAATTATAAACAAGAAATTATAGCAAAAATAGGACAAGAAGAATATGAAAAAGCTGTGGAAAATCAAAGAAACTTATTAGATAAGTATCTAAATGAAGCAGGTTTAATTATACAAGCCAAATTGGCAGATGAAAATGTAAATGACCAATCTCAATTATCAGCAGTAGCAAAAGAAAGTATAGAAAATTCATTACAAAGAATCAGTCCTCTTGCCTTCCTTGATTCTTTTTATGCTGGTCAATCTGGTATGGTAGAACTTAATTATGGTACTCAAAAAGATGCAAAACCTTCTTATATAAAATTTAATGGTTATATTCCTAAAGTACAAAATAATTTAGGAATAGATACAGGATTTTTTGATGAAAATTTTAAAGACATTGAGAACAATCCAATTATGTATGATTTCTGGAAAAGAATGAAACAAGGTGTAGAACTAATAAATGAAAATCTTGTAGATTCAGATTTAAAAGTAAAACACAATTCTATATTGAGTTTTAAAGAAGGTATAACTAAACAAGTATTAGATAAATCATTTAAAACACAGTTGAAAGAAGCATTTAGTAAATACACTAATTTACTTGGTTTATTTAAAAGTATAATTAGTGCAAAGAATTATAAACATAATGAATCAGAATATGTTCAACTTGCACATCAAATAAAAACAATAGAAAGTGAGGTAAGTAAAGATTTTGCTTTATTAAAAACTGATGTATCTAATATTTTAGGTAAAACCTTGATGGATAACACAGTAATACATTGGAACTCCTTATCTTTAGAACAACAAGATAAAATACTTGCTGTTACAGGTATGCAAAATGCTACTGAATTTTTAGATAATTTAGATTCTACAAATGGTATATTTGGAGCAGGAGATTTGAAAATATTTTCTAAAATAAAGAATATGGAACAACAATCTTTGAATTTACCAGCAGTAATAAAAGGATTGTTAGAGTTATCAGCAGACCATAAAGCAAGAGCAGCATCAAAAAATGAGACAAACATTTATAGAATGAAAAGTGCTGACATTTTGACAAAAGATAATGGTTGGCATCAAAAAAAAGATGATGTAAGAGAAAATGAACTAAAAAGACAAGATTTCTTCTATGAAAAAGTAATTCTTAATAAAAATCAAAAAGACCATCCAGGAGGAGTAAATAATATTAGTACAATATTAAGAACCTCATTAAACAAAGAACATTTTAATGCTCCTGTTGTAGGTAAAATATTTTATAAGAATTTCAATAAAGAAGAAAAAGGTATCTATGATTCAGCTATTGAGAGAATAAAACAGTTAGAAAATGAAATTTCTCAAACTACTTCTCCTAAAAAAGTTGAACAATTAAATATTGAAAAAGCTGCTTTACACCAAAGAATTGAATTACTTGGTAAAGACTATATGATTAGTGCTTTATTTGATAATATAGTAAATAAATTAAGAGTAAAAGTAGGTTTAGGATATAATTTACTTGCTGGAGTAAATAACTATAAACAAGGTTTTATTACTACATTAAATAGAGATGGAGTATTCTGGCAAAGAGGTAATATTTATCCTGTTCAACATTTTGTTGATTTAGGTTCAATAAGACATGTTAATCCTACCTATAAACAAAAATGGGAAACAGCTAAATTATTTATAGAGAAATTAGGTATTGTTGAAACAGGAACTAATGAATTACAGAAAGCAGAAGCTGAAATAAAAAATAGAGCTGGTTGGATGCAACCTATGTTTATTACAGAAAAAGTAGAATATCGAAATCAAGCTAAAGGTATATTAGCTATGGCTATGGATGTTGAAATAGAACATGCTACTGAAAAAGATGCTAATGGAAATCCTGCTAAATATCCTTTATTTAATGGTAGTGATTTTATACCTTATGTTAATAACAATGGTGTTTTAGAATTAAAACCTGAATTTGATACTCCAACAAATAGAGAACATTTAATTACTATGACTTCAAAAAATATTTCTGATTGGAAGTTAAATGTTAGAGCTATGAATAATAGTATGAATGGAGATTATACTAAAGAAGGTGTTACAAGAATTAAAGGTAGCTTATTTACAAGACCATTAATGACTTTTAAAACTTGGATTCCAGAATACATAGGAGCAAGATGGAAATATCAACAAAAAAATGTTCTTACTGGAGAAATTGAAACAGGTTTTATGTTATCAAGTTTACTTAATAAGAAAACTTCTGTTGCTGCTGGTTTAATGTTAGCAACTACAGGAGCATTAGGAATGGTAACAGCTTCACCTATTTTGATTGCTGGTTTTGTTGCTTCTTTAGGATTTGGATTTGGTTATACAAAATATATAGCACATAAAAATAGAAACACAACATTAGTTAATAATACTGAACCTATTGCTATAGTACAACAAGCAATGTATTGGTTAAAAATGATTAATCCTGTTGCTTTAGCTGAAATGCCTATAAATACTATATTTGGTAAAGAACTTATAAAACCTGTTGAGTTTAAATCTGAACATAATCTTACTGACCAAGAAAAGAAAGATTTAAGAGCAATGGGTAGAAATATGCAACATTTAGCTATACTTATGTTAGTTAAGATTGCTATTCAAGCATTTCTTAAAGATAATGAAGATGATGAACCAAAAGGAGAAGAAGGTACAGAACAAAGAGCTAAATATGAAGCTCAAAAATTAAGAAGAGCAGAAGGAAATCATACTTATAATTTTCTTGAAAATATGATTACTGGTACATTTAATGAATCTTCATTTGGTACAGACCCTGCTGCTTTATGGAAAGCTGGTTCAGAAGGTGGTATTGAAGGACAATTAAAAAGTATAATAAAGTTAGGTGTTGCTTTATGTAGTCCTACAGAAGAAATTCAAAAAGGACCAAGACAAGGACAAAATAAATTAAGAAATGCAGCAGCATCAATGTTTGTACCTGCTTTATTTAGAGATTTAGGACATGATACTTATAGATTTGGATTTGAAAATTCTATGCTTACTGAATGGGATAAATCAGAAGGATTAGATGGTATATTTAATTCTGACTTTAAAGATGATAAGAAAGAATTGAAAGAAGAAAAACAATTAAAAATACAAGAACTTCTTGAAGAATATGAAACAGAAAATAATGTAGAATATGATGAATTACCAGAAGTAGAACAAGATGTAATTGATAAAGAAATTAAAGAAGAACTTGGAGATGAATTTAAAATAGACAGAGATAATTATGATGAAGAGCAAAATAAATCTGTAGATGAAGAATAAAAAAAAGTAAAAGTGAGGTAATAAAAAATGCACACATTTTCCGAAAATATAGTAAAATGGAAAATGTGTGCATTTATATTGTGTAAAAAACTACTCATTAGGGTGAACATCTTTTAATTATAGGATTCCTACCTATCCTAAATCTTGTAGTTTAGTGGGAAGACCAGGAGTTGAACCTGAATGGCTGGTTCTTCAAACCAGTGCATTGACCACCTATGCTATCTTCCCTTATAAAATAATAAATACCGAATTAATCAAAATTCTTATGTTGTATTGCTTCCAACCACTCATACAAAACCATTGGGTAGGTTATTTATTATTTTTTGTACTGCATAGGGGATTTGAACCCCTGACCTCACATAGAAAGTGTGATGTGATAACCCCTTCACTAATGCAGCAAATTGTAAATCTAACTGGATTTGAACCAATACAAACAGCTCCAAAAACTGTTGTGCTACCATTACACCATAGATTTAATTTGATATACTATTTTTCCCATTAATTGTAGCCTATTTAGTTTATCCACAGTTGCTTACTCCGTATATCAGGGAACACTATCTGTTTGCTGATGATGTAGGACTTGAACCTACAACCTTCTGATTAACAGTCAGATGCTCTACCATTGAGCTAATCACCAATTTATTTTGTGGGAGTAGAAGGCATCGAACCTACTATTTGAGCTTTTACAGAGCTGGTTTCTCCAAAGAATTACTCCCAAAACAAAAAATCCTCTATGTCAGTAGAGGATTTTTAAACAAGATATAAATATTAATTATACCAAATCATCCTCCTTGAGATTGCTCTCATGGTTAAAATTGAATTGATATGATTGATTTGTTTTCATGCTGCAAATATATAAAGTTTTATTTAATAAAAAAATTATTTATCTTTTTTTTGTAAATAATTATAAGTTCTTATATGTGTAATAGATTTTTCTTCTTCACATATACCACAAATTCCTTTATGAAATGTAGTACAACCTCCTTCTTCTTTTTGTTTATCAGTTAAATAAGGTACACCACATTCAACACAAACATAATCTGATTTTCTGTTTTCTACTGTATTCATTTTAAGGAATATATAAATTAGTTGGATTATCTTTATGAACTTCAATTTCTGGATAATGAGAAGTAAATTCTCTTAAATCAAATGGTTTAGTTATAAGATGTAAACCTGATTTAGAAGGAATATACACAATAATCTTTTTATGAGGTGGTTCTGCTTTTTCAATTATTTCCTCCATCCTAAAAATTTCATTATAGTTCATTATTCCATCAATATCAAGAATCCATTTCTTTTCATCATCATTATGACCTAAACCACAAGCTCTATCATAAGATGCTTTAAGAAATTGATATTCTCTATTAGACATTGTATTAGCTACATTTACCATAGTTTTAAATCCTACTTCTTCATAAGACCTTTTATTTAATCTAATAGAAGCTCTTGCATTAAAAACTTCACATAGTTTTTTAATTTCATCATAATGATTAATTAAATATTCTTCTGAATTAATATAGTAATTTTTAATTACTCTACTATTACTACCGATTTGAGGGTTCTCTTTCTTTCTCTGTAAAACTTGAAGATAATAAAAATCATCTGCTGATTCAAATTTTAAGAAAGGTAATATTAATTTTAAATTATCTACCATAATTAATTTTCTTTAAATTCTTTACATGCTTTCATTTGTAAAGTAACATCTTTTCCAGTTACAGCACATTTATGCATAATTCTTTGATTTGGTTGAGTTTTTAATAGATATTTACAAGTTTTACACCTATGAGTTTGACTATAATCTGTTAGTAAAGATTTTAATAATAAATCTTCATTGACAGTTAATTTGATACCTTTTTCATTTATAGAATTAAAGATATTTCTTAAATCTATTTCAATTTCTTTATGAGGTAAACTTCTAAAAATAAAGATTGTATTATGGTCTTTCAGAGAATAACACCAAATAACTTCTTCCATCATTCTAAAATTATAAAATGTTTTTTAATTTCAATTGGATTTCTAATTCTTGATTCTACATAACTAATAGAATATTCCCAACCTATATTAAACTTATCTCTTAATTGCTGCATACCATAATAATCTACCATAGTATTAATTGATTCAATACATTTATAACAAGGTCTTTCTTTATTAGAAACTGTTTCATGTAAACTCATAATTAAAAAGCAATTAATTTCCAAGTTACACCAATCCCAATAAATATTTGTGGTTGAAAGCTATTTCCAATTCCATAATAGACACCTGGTCCAATTGTTATTCTTTTAGCTGCTGGTTCTTTTGTACTATAAACTCTCATTTGCTTTACTTCACTATAAGGATTTAATAATACTACATCAGCAAAGGTTTTACCTTTACCTAACCCAAGAAAACCTGTTTTTTCTTTACCTATAATCAGATTTAACTCTTCTTTATAAGTAAGTTTTATTGAGGTACTATCTTTTGTAGCAATTGTGCTTCCTTTTATCCAACCTTTTAAATTGAAATTAGAAGCATATACAGGACTTTTTATAGAATCTGATGGTAATATACTATCTATTACTTTTGTTGCAACTGTAGTACCTACATTTGTTTCTGTGTTGATAATTGATATGCTACCTTGTCTATGTATTTTAGATTTATTACTTTCTACAAGTTTCTGTAATTTTTGTATAGTTGTGTCTTTTGTAGCTAAACTAATGAAATCTTTTTCCTTATCTGCTTCAAATACTGATATTTTAGCAGCATTTAAACCATCTTTTGTTTTATAAGTATTTAAACTATCTTTCAAACTCTGATTTAATGCTACTGATATACCACCTTGTCTTTCCATTTCACATCCTCTAAATAATAATATAGCAATTACTATAATAGATATGATAATGTAAACTTTTCTCATTATTTTTAAATCTTTTTCAAATTCTATTTGTTCAAGTGTTGTCATATTTTTATTTTTTACAATGTTCCATTAAATAAATTTGAATGACATCCCAATTAATACCAATATTGGCATCATGTTTATGAATAATCATTTCTAAAACTTCTTCAAATTTTGTCTCATCAAAATCTAAATCAGGACTAAAACCTTTTAAATTTTCAGCTTGATGTTTAAGGTCTTCTACAGACCAAGATATACTTCGAGATTTTGGATAGTAATCATTTTCAACTAATTCTATGACTTTCATCATACCATAACCTTTAGCTTTTTCTCTTGAATCTCCAAAATCTAATAATTCTTGAGCTTGTTCTTTTAATTCTGTTAGCATAATATGATATTTATAAAGAGGAGTATTTCTACTCCTCTATAAGATTATTTTTCTAATTCCACTCTTTCAGCTTCTAAATTTCTATTTAAAGCAGCTTCATTAGTAAATTTTTCAGGGTACCTTACTTGTAATTTGTTAATATTATTTGTAAGTAATTGATAAAAATCAAATTGCCAAAAATCAGAAAGAAATTTAGTTACTGTAAGTAAATCAAAAGTGTTCAACATATCAAGATTACCAAAGAAATCTTTGTAAAATTGAATAGTAAAATTAACTTTAACATCAGTAGTTCTTTCAGGAATTTTAATAAAATCATCATAAACACTACATAGATTCAACCATAAAGTCTCATCAACTTCTGTAATATCATCTAATAAAATTAATCCTTCAAGATTAGCTTTATTAGCAATATACCACATTTTATCAGCAATTTCTTCTCCTATATTAACTACATCAACAAGTTTTGAATAAGCTAAATTCTTTTTACATACATCAAGTATTTCTCCAACTTCTGTAGTAATTCCTAACCACATGTGATTTTGATTCTTGTCATAAGATTCTAAATCTACACAAGTTCTTTTTGCTAATTGCTGATAATCAGCAATTGTTTTAATTTTTTCCATTTTGAATTTTTAGTTATTCTACACCAATAATTTCATCATAGAATACAATAGTATGTAAAACAGTTTTCACATCTTTTGTTTCTTCTATAATTTTTGCTCCATGAAAATCCACATGTTTTGTAAAAATAGGTACATCTCCTATATTTATAACACCTTCTGGACATTCTTCTCCTAACTGTAAAACTTTAAAAGTTATATCAAATGTTTCCTCTGGAGCAGATTTACCAGTTAATATAATTTTAGTTTGTTTTTTAGTCATTGTTTGTTCTACAAGAACTCTTCTACCAATTACCTTCATAATTTTTGTTTTTAAATTAAGTTTAGTGTTTATATTCTTTTAAAAATTTTACCTTTAAATGTTTTAGCTCTTGTTTTAGTAGATAATATATTACAAAGTAATGAAGAAGTAGTGTTTAACTCTTCAGCACATTCTTTAATTGTTTCCCATTGTTTAATTATTTCTCCTCTATCATTTATTTCTGCAATACTTACACCTTTTCTTTTTCTATAAGAAAATGGAATAAAATCATCTCCTAAATATCTCCAAACAAAATTATATGCTTTTCTTCTTTCTAATCTGCATACTTTAGTAATTTTAGAGCTATTAGTAAGACTTAATGTAGTCATAATATCTTGTAAACAATTAAAAACCTGAATAAAATTACCATCTAAATCATATTGAATAATAGGTTTTCTTTTATTACTTATCAAACCATTTGTTCTTCCTGCTATTTGACAACAATTATATTCAGGTTTTAAGGTATCAATATAATATTGTTCTCTTTCTAATAAATTTATTTCTTTACATAATTCTATTATTTCAAATTTTAAACTATTTTTTCCATATTTATTATATACTCTTTGTAGTATAGGGGAATGATGTTTATTATTCTTCAACATTGAAAGATGTAAATACTTTCTTGCTTTTATATCTACAGAAGAGCCAATATAAATTTTATTATTTATAGAGTTCGTAATTTTATAAATACCTATAACTTTCATAAAAACCTTTAAAATTTTTACAAATATACTACAAATTTATATTATTATCTACAAAATAACGATAATTTATAAATCCTTTTAGATTATTACACCAACCCAAATCTTTTTGTACAATTGCTTTTTCTCTGTTTAATCCTTTTACAGTCTTTACAGCAGTAAAGTATTCTTCATCACTCATAGCTCTTGCACAATGTTCAAAAGGACTTGAATGAGGTGGGTCTTGAGTTAATAATCTATCATGCAAACCAATTAAGTTTTCATAATTGATTTCTTTTTCTTCTCCTACTACTGTATAAGAAGTTCTTGCTGCCATAGCTACTGAAATTTTAATATCATTCAATTGAAAATCTTTTACTAATTTATCAATATCATCAGCATTTGCATTAGAATAACTTTCAAAACTATCTACAAATGGAACATGCCATTCACCAGCTTTTAATTGTCTTGGAGTAGATTCATTTACTGCATCATAAATACATTCAGCAAGTGCCATCATGTGAATTTCAGCTTGACCTTTATTTAGAGATAGCCACTTTTCTTCTGACCAATTTGAAGTATCTATACCTTTAGTAGAAAGAAATTCAGTAACTTCTTTTCTACTTGAAAATCTTTTTATATTACCCATTACTTTAATTGTTTTCCTTCTACATTCCTTTTCAATCTATCTTGTGTTCTTTTATTAAGCCACATTAAAGATTCTTCAAGTTTTGTGATTACAATTGCATTTTCTCTACAAGGAAATTTAGATTGTAAGAAATTCATTCTGTCAATCAATACTTCTAAAACTTCTTCATTTGTAGTACCATCAGCAATAGTAACTAATTCAGTAGAACCTTCTTCTTTTGGTTCTTTGTGAATAAATTGTAAAATTTGACCTTGTTGGTCTTTGTTTTCAAAATTAGACAACTCATATTGGTGTCCTACAACATTATTTTTCATACACTATTAATTTATATTTATTATACAATTTACATCTTGGGTCTTGTTTTTTCATTCTAATAAGAGTTGGATAAGCTATTGGACAAATTTTAGATAACTCTTTTATGGATTTTGCACTCCAAATATTACCTGTTTCTAAATCTTCTAAAGAAGCTGAGATAGACCTATATGAATTGTCTTTAGCAAGATTTCTTCTATATTCAATTTTTTCAGGTTTGTTAGCAATTTCTTTTTGAATATTAGATAACTTTTGTTTTAATTCAGGAGTATAATTAATATTAGAATAACCTCTTTTTCTTTTGGCTTTTTCAGAGATTTTTTGTATAGCTTCTTGAGTATGTTTATACCCTAAATTAGATTCTCCACCTAAAGTTAAGTTAGCTAAACAACCTGTTTTATCACATTTTCTACCATATTTAGCAATTAAATCTATTTCCATCTGTTCTACTTCTTTTCTATCATCAGCTTCAAAAAGTATTTCAAATTTCCAATTAGTTTTATCAATTATTTTAAGCCAAATATTATTATCTATGTGTTTAGAATAAGCTCTACTATAAGTACTACATTTTAAATCTTGTTTAGATTTTGTACCAATACCTATATAAAATATCTCATTCTTATCTTCTCTTATATGTTGATAAACATAATATTTTTTCATCTTTTATAAATTTTTACAAAGATAAAGAAATTATCCCAAAGTACAAAATTTTAATCTTTTAAACTTTCAAGATTATCTAAATCAATCTCATAGACTGGGTTTCTTAATCTAAAGAAATTATCCCAACCTTCTCTACTACCAGTAATTAACATAGTAGTCCACATAAATGGCTCTATTAATCTATTACAAAGTTGTTTAGTTACTTTATTAGCATGTAAATCTTTTGCTCCTTCTATAGCTCTATCTCTTGAGATTAACCAAC